TGCTGCCGCTCCGGCTACATTCACTGCCGCCGTGGCGCTTTCCGCTGCCTGACCTGCTGATGCCTGCGCCTGTTCAGATGCCTGCCCTGCGGCGGTGGCATTCCGCGATGCCTCCGATGCCTGACGGGCAACTTCTTCCACCATCGCCTCAAAACGCCGCAGCGCCTCCGGGCGGACGTCGTCTTCCGTCATGGCCCCCAGAAAATCATTCAGGGTACCCGGTTTTGAATCATCGTAGACCGTAATAACTCCGGCATGTGACGGGGGATATCCTTCCACCAGGAGCGTGACAGTGTACTGCCCCTGCTCCACATCCATGCTGTAGCGCCCGGCGTCATCCGGATTTCCCGATGCCACCGTATTCACGACCACCGTCGTACTGGTCCGGCAGGCCTTCAGCTGAATGGTGCAGTTCTGTACCGGCGTTCCCGTACCATCTTTCAGTACGCCGGAAATAAGTACTGGCATATTGCCTCCATAAAAAAAGCCGCTTTACGCGGCTCTTAATGATTTAACTGATACGAATCCCTGCAGAGGATTTTTTAACAACCATCAGAATCAGATCGCTTATTCTGGAATTCGGCCATCCTGTGCTGTTCCCCCTGGTACTGACACTAAATGTCAGTGTGACAATGCCGCCTCCGGCGGGCATATCCAGCGTGGCGCCGTATGACTCAGGAACGCTGCTGCTCGTTCCGCTGTAAATCAGCGCGCCATTGCGGCGCACTTCCAGCGTACACGTATCCCACGTATCATTGCGTCCGTAATAACTCCCCTGAAAATTGATGGGGGGGATAATAATCTGGCGGTCAAATGACTGGTCGTCATCTATCTGAACGGTCAGTGTGCCACTGGCGTAACGCTTTGCTCCGGTGGACGGCTCCCTGAAATACGGGAACTCTTTACCCACCGCTTTGACTATATCGCCGAGAATCCGCTCGGCCCGCAACGTCCCATGAATCGTACAGTCTTCAGCAATAACGACGTTATTCAACGCCCCCGACGTGGCATTAATATGCCCACTGATATCCGCATTTTTCGCGGCAAGACGACCGTCTGGTGTCAGGGAAAATGCCGGAGGATTCCCGCCACTGGTGATGGTCGGCGCACTCAGGTATTTCAGGAACGCCTCGTTCATGAATATCTGATCACCCTGCATGACGAATCCTGGCGTCTGGTTTCCGTTTTGCGGGTTAATGAACGCAATGCGGTCCGCCGCCACCAGAAACTGGCTTGCCTTCCCGTCCGGCGTGTCTTCCATGCTCAGACCCAGGCCAGCCACATAATGCCTGCCGTCCTCGGTTTGCTCTATCTTCACGCCCCACATGGCATTCCACTTTCCGTTCGCGTCCTGCCACTCCTTCGAAAACTCATCCAGCCGGCTGGCGTTATCCTCCGTCAGTTCCACCTTCTCCAGCAGTTCCTTACCCAGGTGACTTTCAGTTATCTGCCCTTTGAAAAAATCCAGGTAGCCTGCGGCATCGTTGCTGGCCTGCCCTTTAGCCTCCACGAATGCTGATTTACCAACCTGATTCACAGCCCGGATATAGAAGTAATAATCCTTGCCGGGTTTGATACCGCTACTGGCCGCAATCCAGTACAGCGCCGTGCCAAGATAACGCGCACCGGCTTCCACCTGGCGGATATCCGTAATCTGCGCGTCTGAAAACCAGAACTCATACTGCACCGTCGGGTCATGTACCGCCTGACGCGGTGTGGCTGTAATCTGGAAATAGCCAGGGGTGAGTTCGATAAATGATGGTGCCTCCGGCGCGGCGATGCTGAACTGCGTGCTGGCCGGGTCTCCCTGCTGGCCCTGGCTGTTAACTGCCCGGACCGTCAGGGTGTAACGCCCCGGCGTCAAGTTGCGGAAGGTATGCTCCGTTTCGGTCAGGGTCAGGTTGCTGGCCAGGCGGTCGCTATCATCTTCCGCTTTCACTGTCAGGCGCAGGGAGAAATTAACCCCCTTCACCACGCGCGGTGTGTCCCAGCGCGCCCGCGCCTGATACTGTCCCTCTTCTGCCAGAATCTCCGTAGTGAGATGCTGCACGGCGGGCGGTGTATTCGTGATGCTGGTTCCGGGCAACGGGTCAAATTTCGCTCCGTTGTCCACGATGCTCTCTTTCTCCGGGACATGCTGCACAGCGGTTATGGCATACGTTCCGTCATCGTTTTCCCGTATAGCCACGCAGCGAAACAGTCGCTGGCGCAGGTCCGGTAATTTCAGCCCCCACACGCTGTACGCCGCCACGCCATCGGGTAACTGGCTGACGGTAACGCGGTCCGGGGCGGGGTGCGCGGTGACCGCGACGGTAACAGGCTGGCCATCACTGCCCACCAGGTTCAGCACCACATTGCCGCCTGCCGGTATCTCCACCTCACGATCCAGCGTAAGCATACGGGAAAGGCTGTCGACTGACAGGACGCGTCCGCCAACGGTCACGCCGGCATAATCACTGTCACAGACCTCGATGATATCGCCGGGAACGTGACGCAACCCTTCTGCCCCCACGGAAAAATCCACCGTCTGCGTTTCCAGTAATTCGGTGGTGATGGCCCACAGTCCGGCGCGGTGGGCCTGCCCCCGGCTGGTACAGGCGAACGCGTCCATCTTAAGGACATTGCGACCGTAGCGCCGGATAGCAGCGTCGTTTTCCACCAGTTCGGTTGACGTTTCCCAGCCATTGTTCGGGTCGGTGTAACGAACCTCGGCAGCATTATGGCGCTCTTTCAGCGCGCTGAAGCTGTAGACGAACGGAGCACCGTCAGCGGGCATCACCACGTTACTCTGCGTATAGGTCCAGGCTTTATCGGCGGGTCGGTCCTGCACAAAGGTCAGTTTACTACCGTTCCAGACCGGCATGCAGCGCATCAGGGAACAGAAATCCCCCAGCACGTCCCACGCCTTACGCTGGTCAGTCAGGTACGCATTGCAGGTAATACGCGGCTCTGTCCCGCCGAAGCCGTCCGGTACAGACTGATCGCAGTATTGTGCAATGGCATACAGCGCCCACTTGTCCACATCGGCAACACCAATGCGGCTTCCCATGCCATAGCGCGGGTGAGTCAGCATATCCAGCACACACCAGGCCGGATTATCTGTCCAGGCGGGTTTAAACGTCCCGTCCCATATTCCCATATAGGTCCGTTTTACCGGGTCGTAGTTCGACGGCACCGGCACAATACGCCCGCGCAGGAGATAGTTTCGCGTGACCTGCTGGCTGCCAAACTGCTCCGCATCCACTTTTACCCCAATAACGGCGGTATTCGGATAGCGTTGTTTTACATCAATGATTTCTGTATAGCCCGACCATACTGTTTTGTTCTGCAGCAGGTCTGTCGTACTGTCATCAGTGATACGCAGCATACGGACTTCAAACGGTCTGGGCGGCAAATCATCGATCACCACAGATGCCAGAAACTGCGTGGTTGTTTTACCTGTAATGATGATATCCCGCTCCGTTCGCCACAGCCCGTCCCGGCGAAACTGGATCAGCATCTGTATGCTGGTCGGGTTGCGGTCGCCTTTGGTACTGGTGCTGACCAGCGACTGCACACCAAATGTAAAGCGCAGGCGGTCCAACGTTTTAGCGGTAATGGTGCGGGTCACCGGCTCTGACTTCTTCACCTCCACACCCAGCAGGGTTTCAGCGCCGGAGTCTTCGAACCCCTCCATCGCGGTCTGCTCATCCTCCCCCACGCGGTAAACAACAGTAACACCGTGGACCATCGCGTTACCGTCTCTGTCGAGGACCGGCGTTTTGTTAATTCTGACACTTTTCAGCCCGTCCACTGGACCTTCAATCGGCCCCTCGCAGATGGCATCAACAACGGTCAGCACCTGGCTGGATTTCAGGTCGTCAGGAGCCTCGTGCGGCGTTTTACTGCTGCCACCACCCTTACCCATAATCTGTTCCCTCTGAAACGACAAAACCGCCCGGAGGCGGTAGGTTTAATTAAACGATATATACATGTCGACTGATAAAGTATTTTTGCGGTAAATTGTAGTATCTTGCTGAAACTTAATGAATTACTTTCTGATTAATCGCCGAGATATATTCTATGAAAAAATACTTAGTACTGATTATGATCCTTACTGGATGCTCTTCTACCTATGTAGGTAAAATGAGTGACCCATATCGAAAAGATATACAAATTAATAAATATGAAATACATGTAATAAAGAAATCGCAAACTTCTTATGAGGCTTTTGGTGGTGACTCATTTGGAGTGGATGTTTTAGATCTTAAAAAATCTCAAATTAGAGCAATAGAGCAAGTTTCAGGGTGTCACGTAATTGATTCCGAATACTCTTCAGTATTTATCAGAACATTACATGCACAAGTAGAATGTGACAGAAATTGATGATATTTTTTAGATAGGTTCGTAGGAAGTTTATTACTGTTCGCGACCAATAACTACTACCTGTCCACCGCCGCCTTCATCCCGTGTGCTGATTTCCTGGGAAATTGTGCGGGAGCCGACCAGCATTTCACCGTACAACACCGGCAGGGCATTGCCCTGGGCAACCAGGTTATCGAGCGAGGAAAAGTACGTGTTCTGTTTGCCGTTATCTGTCTGTCGGGACGAGGGGATTTTTGCCTGGGGCGTCAGCATCTGTGCCACACCGCCCAGCATCATGCCGACACCGGCAGTAAACAAACCGGTGGAAAATGCGCCCCACGCAGCCAGCGAAGCCCCTCCGGTGAAAAATGCAGCCCCTATTGCCACAGCACCCAGCACCACCTGGAACAGACCACCGGATTTGGCCCCTGCCATACGTGGGACAATATGAATAATGGCCCCGTCCGGCAGCGGCTCATGCAGACGGGCTGACACGCTGGTTTCATCCACATCCTGACCGGCGATGCGTATCTGATACCAGCCATCATTCATTTTCTGCCGGAAGCCCGGTATCTGCATAGTCAGCGCGTAAATGGCCTCGGCCCCCGTTTTTATACTGAGGCTGAAGCGGCGGCCAAATCGTTGTAAATCCCCGTAAAGGCAGACTCGTGCCATGCCCTGTGTCGCCATATCGAGTGTGTGCGGCGTTGCCATTTGTCGGTATACCTCTCGCGTTTACTTAGCTGATCAGGAAGGTGGTGCAGCAGTTCACCATCACCACAATAAATCGCGGCATGGTTGGCAACCGATGAACCAAAACAACAAATCAGAATGTCTCCGGGTTGTGCCTCTCCGGCACTCACCCGGTAAAAACCTGTCGCCTCCAGATTATCCAGATACAGGTTTTCACCATTTTTCCACCAGTCCTCACCCCGCGTAAAATCAGGCATGTCAATACCGGCAAGATGGTACGCATCACGGAACAGGGCGTAGCAATCCGTCACGCCGTGCTCAAATGCCCGCCCTGTGAGGAACGGAACGCAGCGAAATTTGTATATCCGGTCATCGCAGACCAGCCACCACGGCAGTCCACTCTGCACCTGCAGACAACGATCGACATCGCTGAGAAACGGCAGTCCATCGGGATGGCTGTGGACCAGTGCCACCACATCGCCTGCCGCCTGCGCCTGAAGGTAATCTTCCGGCTCTATACGGAAATACATGGTCGGTTCAGCTGAAAGATTCTGGCAGGGAAAATACTGCTCCCCTGCAGACGAGTTCACTATATAGCCACACGATTCTTCCGGTGCACACGCAGCGGCATGCGCCAGGATAGTTTTTTCATGGGTGTATCCATCAGGAAAGACGGTTAATGGAAAGGAAGCAGCCGATACGTGGCAGGTTATTACGCAGTTCACACCCTGTACGGCATTTGCTGCATGCGTCCTTCGACGGATCGGCTGTGGGTTTGTCAAACTCATCCGCGACGGGTGGGCCGGCATAACCGCACTCCTGCGAGCGGTAGGCCCAGTTGCAGACATCGGCCAGCATCGTTCTGCCTGGGAACACACTGCCGTCCGTTTCAGTCGGCGTGGCCAGCACGAAGGTCGCCGTGGTTTTTTTCAGTTCGGATAACTGCTCTACCCTCCAGCGACTGACAGCCTCCTGTTCCGGATTCGCTTCCGGGTTACCGTTTTTGAAATTTACCGCATCGAGAAAACGGGCGTATACCAGATGACGAATGACCGTGGCCCCGACCAGACTTTGTACATCTTCCGCAAGACCTGTGACCATCCCAAACATGTTAGACACCGCCAGTGTCGGACGGGCAGATGTACCTTTCCCAACTAGGTCGAATCCGGTTCCCTGTATCGGGTAAACGTCATACTTCCGGCCCTGCCAGGTGACCGGCTCGCCCTTCTCGTTCGCTTCATTTGAAAAATAGTAACGCTGACCACCAAAGGCCGTCAGGTCGATTTCCCACAAATCAATACGGGCCGACTGTTCGGTTTTTGTGGTTTCGTTCAGCGTGTTCTGCGGAATATCCTGCACATACCCTCCTAAATGACAACCTGCTCAAACGTGGTGGTATAGGTCACCCACATCGCCCCGACACTGACCGACCATTTCCGGCTGACCACCCGGATTTGCGTCCAGGTATACGGCGGCGTCCAGAGAAAAGAACTCACCCCACCATGCTGGGAAAGGAAATCTTCCAGTTGCTGATGCTCACCTTTGCGCACTTTAATGGTCACATTGTATTTCGCCAGATTGCTGTTCAGTCCGGCGGGGCGGCGCTGCTCATAGCCGTCCCCCATCTTCACGGTGATAACCTGTGGCTCGGCCTCCATCGTCATATCCGGGCGGATTTTCCAGTGAAAGGTTTCCATATTTTGTCCTCAGCTTAGCCTGCCGCCGTCGCGGGATTGCTGTGCGAAAAAGTCTGCCGCGGCTTTTCGTCCCACGTCATAAACCGCTTTCATCGCCCCGGGGCCAATCTGACCATTGCCGGCATCGTTGTTGATCTCAATGTGGTACTGCGGCGCAAACATCGCCATTCCTCCCGTGCCTGCGCCCGCGGCTACCACGCCCAGCTTACCGTCAGCACCACGACGAAGTGGTAATATTGCCTCCGGTCCTGCCTCGCCCATCACCCCGGCACCTTTGGCAAAAGCAAAAAATGTCGGGCGATTAACAATGCTGCCGCTGTATCGGCTCAGTTCAGATGAGGTGTAAACGCCACCCAGCGCGTTAAGCTTCGGCGGCATGGGTATTCCATGCGTGCCGTCATGCAGCGCCCCGGAATCCCATCCCCCACCAAACAGACTCATCCCCCACTGAAATAAACCGCCCAGTATTTTAGAGGCGGCGATCCGCGCTTCCATTTTTGCCAAGTCAGACAGGATCGAGACTGTAAAACTGCGAAAATCCATTTTTCCGGTCAGCGCAAAATTAGCGATGCCGTCCGCCATGCCGTTAAATGCGTTTGTGAAAACGTTTTCCGTCATTCCCGCCACATTGCTGCCCTGTGTCAGGAAATTATCCAGCGCCCGCGACGCGCCCTGCGTCCAGTCTCCCTGCGCAGCATCCACTTTCGCGTTATAATCCGCCCACTCAGCCAGCCGGCGATCGAGACTGCCCTTCAGCGCCTGCTCAGCCTGAAGATATTCGTCAGAACCGTATGTCCCCTTTGCCTTACTGTCGCGCTTAAGCTGCTCCAGTTGTTCCTGGTAGTGCTGCTGAATTTTCAGACGCTCTTCGTACCGGCCTCGTTGCTGATCGCCCATATCCATTGTGGCCAGCGCCATTGCGTGCTGCTGCCTGACGCGGGATTCTTCGTCAGCGAGCTGGCTGGTTAATGTGAGCGTCTTTTTCTTCAGTTCATTAAGGGCATTCTGGTGTTGCAAATCCTGTTGTGAGATATCCAGCTTCTGTAGCGCAAGCGCAATTTCATCCTTATGGGCCAGTACGCTTTGTTCATCCGCCGTCAGTTTTTTACCGGACAAATCAGCGATGCGCTGCTGAAATGACAAAAGCTGCTTATGCGCTTCCGTCATTTTTTCGGTCGTGGAAAGCTTCGCGGCGGCAATCTGCCCTTCAGTCTGCGCCTGCTGCTGCCTGTACTGCTGAAGCAGACGGCCAGCTTCATCGTTGTGGTAAGCCTTTGGCTTTTTCGCCTGTCGCGACACCGCTTTTTTATGGCGTTCGTTTTCACGTTCCAGTGCGGCATTGCGTACAGCTGCATCGGCATACTGCATGGCGGTAATGCGCGACACCTCCCGCTGATGACGCATCGCTTCAGTTTCGTTATCCCGGTTTAATGCCGCATTCTCCGCATTGCGTCGTTTGTGGGTCTCCTGGTAGTTTTTTTCTGCCCTGTCTTTTGCTGCTTTCACATCCCTCTGATACTTTTCATCCTGCAGGCGACTCAGCTCATCCCTGTCCTGCTGACTGACAGGGATGTATGCTTTGCCAATTTGCTGGCCGCCTTCACGGATTTTTTTCTGCAGCGCCGCTATTTTCTCATCGATATCGGCTTCACGCCCGATATCCAGCATCCGGTCCCATGCCCATTTCGCGGCTTCCCCCAGGCTTTTCCAGGCACGTTCAACCCAGCCCAGATTATCGTGGACATCCACCATGCGCCTGTTCATCTCTTGCGAATAAGCGGACATGGCAATTTTCGCAGCATCAGTCATTCTGCCCTGCTCCCCCAGTACGCGGATTTGCTCAAGCTGCGCTGCGGTCAGGAAATGAAGGGTTTTGTCCAGCTCTTGCGCAGCATTAACCGGATCGCCCTGCAGGCGTTTAAACTGGTTAACTGTCTCATCAACAGACTGCCCCACCACCTGCTGCATTCTGGCGGCGGTTCTGGACACCATCTCCACTGCAGAACCGGAAAAAGCGCCACTGCCCACGACCTGCTCCAGAACGCCCGCCGCATCGTGCCGTGTGACACCATTCCCGGCGAGCAATTTCGCCATCTCATTAAGCTGGGCTGTGGTTTTTCCGGCATAACTTCCGGTCAGAATAAGCTGTTTATTGAACTCCTCGCTTTCTTTTGCTCCCTCGTAGTACGCTTTACCCAGTCCGTAGACAGCAGCGGCAATCGCCGTGACCGTACCACCCACCGCCAAGCCTCTGGGTGACATCAGCGCGTCAAGCCACCCCGCGCGGTTGGCGAGGGTTATACCACTCCCCCGTAATGCGCCAAAGTTTCCCCGGGCAAGCTCACCAAAAAGTACACCTATTTCTCTGCGTGCTGCTGCGCTTTTCAGCCCCAGCGAGTGGGTGACTGTGCCGGCCTTTTCCATTTTTTTGATGTACACATCTGCCGCACTGCTGACACCAAGCTGGGCAGCTTTCACCCGTAACAGCTCAGTGGCAGAGAGTTTCTGCCGGGTCGCCTGCTCTTTGAGTTGCTGAATAAACCGGGCTTTTTGTTTAGTGGCGGCGGCCTCCGCATCGGTCAGGCTCCGGGTTTTTGCTGCCACTTCTGAAGTCAGCGCCAGATAATCCTGCTGCGCAATACCACCGCTGTTTCTCGCCTGGCGAATTTGCGTCTGGATACGCTGCAGCTGCTGCAGGCCATTCTCCAGCGATTTTACGCTGTCGATCTGACGGTAAAATGCCGCGCTCGCCTGGTCCTGGGCTGCTGCGACCGCGGCAGCCTGAACACGCTCTTCCTGCATTTTCTGGCTCAGTGCGGCAACATGACGCTGCGTCATGTCGACACGCCGGGCCACCTGGTCATATCCCTGCGCCGCCATGACCATCGCCTGTTTCTGCCGCGTGCCGGCATCAGACGCGGCAATACTACCGTCCACATATGCCCGGCCCTGGCTTTTAAGTGCTTCAATAAGATTTTTTTGCCGCTGTGTGACGATGTCGGTTTTCCCCGAGACCTCATCCAGCAGTTTTTTCACACGGGGCACTTCATTTTTAAAGTCTGCGGTATCGAC